AATAATCAAATAATAAATATGGCAGAGTCTGGCATTAAAAGTTATTTCCCGAGTCAAACAGTAAGTGATGCTGAAAAATTAAGCTATGATTATGGTTTAAAAGTAGGTAAAGCTATTGAAACAGAGTGGTTCAATAATGATAGAAGTATTAATAAGTTTAAAAATAATTTTAATCATTTTCATAATTTAAGATTGTACGCTAGAGGTGAGCAATCAATGCAAAAATATAAGGATGAGTTGTCTATAAATGGCGATTTGTCCTATCTTAATTTAGATTGGACGCCAGTTCCAATTATTTCTAAATTTGTAGACATAGTTGTTAATGGTATAGCTCAAAGAACTTATGATATAAAAGCTTATTCTCAAGATCCTTTTGGAGTAGAAAAAAGAACAAAGTATATGGAAGCTATGTTAAATGATATGGAAATGAGAGAGTTTGATGCTTCTGTTGCTGCAGATTACGGTGTTAATACAAGAGATACTGAAGAAGAAATACCTATATCAACAGAAGAGCTTCAACTTCATATGCAGCTAAATTATAAGCAAGCTGTAGAAATAGCAGAAGAACAAGCTTTAAATACTTTGTTTGAAGGCAATAACTATGAATTAACTAAAAAACGTTTTTATTATGATCTTACTGTTTTAGGTATTGGTGCTGTAAAAACATCTTTTAATACTTCAGAGGGCGTTACTATAGATTACGTAGATCCAGCTAATCTTGTATATTCTTATACTGATTCTCCTTATTTTGAAGATATATATTATGTTGGTGAAGTAAAATCTATACCTGTTAACGAATTAGCAAAACAATTTCCACATCTTACTGAATCTGATTTAGAAGATATAATGAAAAACAAATCGTATAATAGAAATAATTACAATACTAGATATTCTGTAGATAAAGAAGATAACAACACTATTCAAGTTTTATACTTTAATTATAAAACATATATGAACGAGGTTTATAAAATAAAAGAAACAGGAACTGGTGCTGATAAAATTATACCAAAAGATGATTCTTTTAATCCACCTGAAGACAAAGAAGGTGGGTATTCAAGACTGTTAAGATCTATAGAGTGTCTGTATGATGGAGCTATGATTCTTGGGACAAATAAGTTGTTAAAATGGGAAATGGCTAAAAATATGATGCGTCCTAAAAGTGATTTTACAAAAGTTAAAATGAACTACGCTATTGTTGCACCAAGAATGTATAATGGTAAAATTGATTCATTAGTAAAACGTGTAACTGGTTTTGCTGACATGATTCAACTAACACATTTAAAACTTCAACAAGTAATGTCTAGATTAGTACCAGATGGTGTTTATTTAGATGCAGATGGTTTGGCTGAAATAGACTTAGGTAATGGAACTAACTATAATCCACAAGAAGCATTAAACATGTTTTTTCAAACTGGTTCTGTTATTGGTAGATCATTTACTTCTGACGGTGATATGAATCCGGGTAAAATACCTATTCAAGAAATACAATCTGGAAATGGTGGGGCTAAAATGCAGAGTTTAATACAAACATATAATTATTATTTACAAATGATAAGAGATGTAACTGGATTAAATGAAGCTAGAGATGGTAGTATGCCAGATAAAAATGCTTTAGTTGGTGTACAAAAAATGGCTGCAGCTAATTCTAACACAGCAACTAGACATATATTACAATCTGGATTATTTTTAACAGCAGAAGTTGCAGAATGTTTATCTCTTAGAATATCTGATATTATAGAATATTCTCCTACAAAAGATGCTTTTATACAAGCTATAGGTTCTCACAATGTTGCTACTTTAAAAGAAATGTCAGAGCTACACTTATATGATTTTGGTATATTTATACAACTACAGCCAGATGACGAAGAAAGAGCATTGTTAGAAAATAATATTCAAATGGCAATACAACAGCAAATTATTGAGCTTGCTGACGCTATTGATCTTAGAGAAATAAAAAATATTAAACTAGCTAATCAATTGTTAAAAATACGTAGACAAAAGAAACTAGATAGAGATCAAGCCATACAACAGCAAAACATGCAACAACAAGCTCAATTAAACCAACAATCTACGCAAGCAGCAGCTCAAGCTGAAATGCAAAAAAACCAAGCGTTAAATGCTAGTAAAGCAGAACTAGAGCAATTAAAAGCTCAATTAGAATCTCAAAAAATGGCAGAAGAAGTTGAGCACAAAAAAGAACTGATGCAATTAGAGTTTGATATGAATATGAAACTTAAAGGCATGGAGGTAGATGGAATAAAAGAAAGAGAAAAAGAAAAAGAAGACAGAAAAGATGAAAGAACAAGAATTCAAGCAACTCAACAAAGTGAGATGATTGAGCA